GATAATACTAATACTGATAACCCATTATTAGATGGTAGTTTCAGTGCAAGAACATTAACTATCAATGGTACAACAACAAGCACTGGTAATTTAACTGTTGATACTTTAAGTGGAGCAACTACTAGAAACCTAAAAGTTAATTCAGGTGGTACTTTAGTAGTTAGTGATGATAAAAAAGAATCAACTAACATTACAGGAACAACAGTATTAGATACATTCGCTGATAATGATGCAGATGCTTGTGTTTGGGATTATGTTATTAAATCAGCTTCGGGTATAAGGGCTGGTACAATTACAGGTGTTTGGTCAGCTTCAACTGATGTTGTTGAATACTATGAAATATCAACAAATGATATTGGGGATACTAAGGGAGTTGGGTTAAATGTAGACGTTGTAGGAAGTAATGTTAACTTAAATACTAATGTAACAGGTGGTACATGGACAATAAAAACTAATAGAACACAATTATAATATGAGTGTTAAATTAAATAACTTAAGTGCTAATGGTGTTTTAATTAATAGAACAAATGAAGATTATTCAAACATAATTTTACATTACAATATGGTTCAATCAACAGGTATAATATTATTTGATGTATCTGGTAACGGTAATGACGGTACATTAATTGGAGATGTAGAAAAGACAATTGAAGGTATTATATTTAATGGTGATGGTTCTTTCTTATCTAATGAATATATTGACACAGGTGGTAAATATATTACACCAACTGGTGATTTTACTATATCAATGGATGTAAATGTATCATCATTAGCAACAACGGTAGATTTGGTTTCTCAATATTCTGGATATCCAACTGAGGGTAGATTTGATTTATTTATTAATACGAATGGAACTGTTAGATTTTTCTTTGGTTCTACAATTTATGGGAACATTGATATATCTGCTGGTCTAGTTCTCGCTGGAGTAAATACAAATATAACTCTCACAAGAAGTGGTACTAATTTTAAGGTATATGTTGATGATATTGTGATAATAAACCAAAATAGTGCTGCGAGTATTTATCAAGGAGTCAATACTCAATTTGGTAGAAGCACACAACTTTCAGGTGGAGTACCAAAATCATTTGTTGGGTTAATTAGAGATATAAAATTATATAATGAAGCTTTACCGATAGACCAACCTAATATAGTACCAACTGGTAACACTAAACCAGATGTGTGGATTACTGACAGGTATAGTGACTTATATACAACATCTATAGTTACTGGTTCAACAGTAGTTGATACTATAAGTAATCTTGGTTCACTATCTGATTTACAACTAATTTCTGGACCTTTCGATTTAATAAAAAATAATAAAGGATTTACCTTTACAGGAGACAATTATGTAATAGATAATCCATCACCAGATATGTTAACAGGGTATGAAAGTTTAAATTGTTCATATTGGGCTAAATATGATAACTCTGAACAAGTGGGTGGTAGATTTGTTTCACTTACTGGTACTGGTTTATTTTTAGTGAAAATATTGGGTGGTAATATAATTTTATTCTTAAAGGATAATGATGGTAATACATTAAATTATTGGGTTGCTGGTAGTTTCACTCCATCACCAACTGATTGGCATTTATATCATATATTAGTTGATAGAGTAAATGATAGATTACATTTATATGTAGATGGTGAAAATACTTATGATAATAACAATAATATAAATATAATAACAGGTGAAATAAGTTTAGATTGGTATTTTTCATTAGGTTACCCAACTACTGGTAGTTTATCATTTGTTGGTACAACAAATGATATAACATTTGATTATGGTACAGCATTGACACTAGAGGATTGTAAATCACAATATGAAAGAACAAAATTTAGATACATATAATTAAAGGTATTTAGAATATCTAAAAATTAACACCTTTAAATTTGGTGAGTTAAAAGGTTTTTGGTAATCGAAAGTATATTTATAAATAAAGAAAAATAATAAACACAAAAAAAATAAAATTAAATGGCTAATAGTATATTTGTAAGTCCGGGAGTATATACTTCAGAAAAGGATTTGACCTTCGTAACTCGTCAAGTTGGTGTTACAACATTGGGTTTAGTTGGTGAAACTACTCAAGGACCAGCTTTCAACCCAGTTTTTATAACAGACTATGATGAATTCAAAATATTTTTTGGTGGATTAAATGCAACTAAAGTTGCTGATAATGGTGCACCAAAATATGAATTACCATATATAGCTAAATCTTATTTAAGTGAGTCAAACCAATTGTTTGTAACAAGAGTATTAGGTTACTCAGGTTATGACGCTGGACCTTCTTGGGGAATCACGTTAGATGCTGCATTAGATATCACCACAACTAGTGAATCAATAGCTAATACAACAGTAGCTGATTTCATAACTTACACCGCTACATCTAGTGCTACATTAACAGCTGTTACTTCAACAGAACCGTTTGTACAAACATTATATGATAATGGTGACTTAGATACTACTTTAGCTTCATTACCAACTGATATTTCAGGAAGTACTGTTTCAATTATATGGAATAAACCTGATAAACCTGATGAAACTTTAGGTGCATTCAGTGGTGTATCATTTACATATGTTACAACTGCTTTTGGTACAACAGGTACTGGTGAATTAACTGGTACAACTAGTGCGTCTAGTATAATTTACTATTCAGGTACATCGTACACTGAAGTTGAGAATAAAATAGTTGCTACTTTAAGAAGTAGAGGTTCTTACGATGGTGATGAATCATTAAACTTTGAACTTAGTGCAATAACAATTGATGGTGCACTTACAACTGCAAAAGAAAACCCATTAGGTGATTTCAGATTAAGTGGTAATTCACAAACTCAAGGGCTTGTTAGTTATGATGTGTCATTTGATAACACTAAGAAGAGTTATTTACCAAGAGTATTAGGTAGAACACAAAATGATGGTAAAACAGCTTTATTCCTAGAAGAAATTTACAAAGGAATGTTAGATAATTATATTGCTGACGATAAAGTTAGAGGTATTAATTTAACTCCTATCAATTACGGAACTAAATTTAATGACAATAAAGTTGAGTATGCAGCTGCTGTTACTCCTTATGTTGTATCTGAGGTTCGTGGTTCTAATATCATTAGATTATTCAGATTATGGACAATCTCTGATGGTAATACCGCAAACAAACAAATTAAGATTTCAATTGAGAATATTAAACCAAATGATAAAGAATTTGATGTTACTATAAGAAATTATAATGATACAGATGCTAAACCAGCTAAATTAGAAAGATTTACCCGTTGTACAATGGATATAGCTTCTGACAATTTTGTTGGTAGAAGAATTGGTACACTAGATGGTGAGTATGGTTCTAAATCTAAGTACATTTTAGTAGAATTAGACGAAGATTCTGATTCAACTGATGCGTTCCCAGCTGGTTTCGTTGGTGTTCCTCAAAGGGATTCAAATACTGATAACCCTACTGTACAAGTACAAGACCCAACAATTAATTATAAAACAACATACGGTACTTACGAAAATAAACGTAAATTCTATTTAGGTTTATCAAACACCGTAGGAATTGACCAAGATTTCTTTGATTACAAAGGAAAGCCAGATTCAGGTGAAACTGACATTTGGACCGGAGTAACTGCTGGTTTCCATATGGATAGTGGTGCAACTGCTGCAACTATTGATGGTATAGCTGAAGTAATTGATATATCAGGAAATACATTTGAACCAAATTACACATTTGATGTTGGTAATGCGGAATTCAGAACTGATGCTGGAATCGAAGGAACTGATTATGAAAATATAAGGTCTCGTAAATTCACGTTTGCACCATATGGTGGTTTCGATGGATGGGATATTTATAGAAGTAGAAGAACAAACCAAGATACTTATGCTATCAACGGTACCAAAGGTGCTCTAGGTTTAAAAACTACAAACTTCAGTGAAATTCCTTTAACTAATGGTGAAAATGGTATCACATCTGATTACTATGCTTACTTAGAAGGTATTTTTACTTTCAATAACCCAGAAGCTGTAAATATTAACGTATTTGCTACACCGGGTCTTGATACATTTGATAATAGTAATGTTATTGAAGAAGCAATTGAAATGGTAGAACAAGAAAGAGCTGATTCATTATACGTAATCACTACACCTGATACAGACTCTGCTGGAGATGTAATGGATGTTGATGATGTTGTTGGTCAAATGGAAGATGAATTTGATAGTAACTACACATGTACTTACTGGCCTTGGATTCAAATCAATGATGCAGAAAATAACGTTTATATGTGGGTTCCACCTACAAGAGACGTTGTAAGAAACATCGCTAGAACTGATAATATCGCTTACCCATGGTTTGCTGCTGCTGGTGTAAATAGAGGTGATGTTGATGCAATAAAAGCTAGAAAGAAACTTACTTTAGACGAGAGAGATACACTATATGATGGAAGAATCAATCCTATCGCTACATTCGCAAGTGAAGGTATTAAGATTTGGGGTAATAAAACACTTCAAGTTGCTGATACAGCACTTAACAGAATTAACGTTAGAAGATTATTACTTCAAACTAGAAAACTTATCTCAGCGGTTGCTATCAGATTATTATTTGAACAAAATGATGATATCGTTAGAAACCAATTCTTAAGCTTAGTTAACCCTATCTTAGACGGTATTAGAACTGAAAGAGGTATAACTGACTTTAGGGTGACTGTTGATAGTTCTCCAGAATCAATCGACAGAAACGAACTAATAGGTAAGATTTATATTAAACCAACTAGGGCATTAGAATACATAATCGTTGAATTCAACATTATGCCGACTGGTGCTTCATTCGAGGATATTTAATAGACTCAATAATACAACTCAAAGGGTTCATGAAAATGGACCCTTTTTTTATTCTCTTGTTTTTCCCGATTATTTTAACTACCTTTGTAATATGAATACTATAAACATATTCGATTGGGATGATAATATCCTATTCATGCCTACAATGATTAACATGGAACATGAAATCAATGGTAAATGGTTAGCAGTTAAAATAGGTACGGAGGATTTTAAGAGCCTTAGAGACAAAGAAGACTTTAGGTACGCTCATAATGCCTTAAACAACTTTAAACTCGATGGTGAGTTCGTTACGGATACTGAAGAGGCTATTCTAGGTAAGAAGATAGGTCCATCATTCAATGATTTCAAAAATGTGTTAATAAAAGGAAAAACTTTTGCTATTATAACAGCGAGAGGTCATTCTAAGAATGCTATACTATATGGTGTTCGATTTCTGGTTATGAATTTATTCAGTACTGCTGAAATAAAAGAAATGGTTAAAAATGTGGGTGATATAAATGATTATATTTATAACCAAGAAGTATACCCAACCAATAATAGAGGTTTTATAAAAACATTTTTAGGTGGTAAAGATAAAATTACACATGAAAAGAAATATATTGCTTTAACTCATTATATTAATAAAAGAATTTCCGAAATAGGCAAAAACAATAATATTAGAGTCTTTTTTAGTGATGATGATATTAAGAATGTTAAAGCAGCTATTAAATCATTCGAGAAGCTCAAAATAAGCTTTCCTAACGTTACTTTTGTCATTTATGACACATCTACTGGTAACAAAAAGGAACACGTCTTATAACTTTTTAAATTTAATTTCACTTATTTAATTACATTTTTATTTTTCTCAATATTTATAATAAAGAACGAATAACTTTATTTAATATTAAGAGAAAAAACTATGGCTGATTTATTACAAAAAATGCCCCTTACATATGAACCAAAACGTAAAAATAGGTGGCTATTTAGATTCCCAGCGGAATTAGGTATTCAAGAATGGTGGTTAGCATCAGGTGCGAGACCTTCAATTGAGCAAAAAGAGGTAGAAATACCTTTCCTTAACACCTCAACATGGGTGATAGGTAGATTTACTTGGTCAACAATTGATTTAACGTTAAGAGACCCTATTGGACCATCGGCTTCACAGTCAGTAATGGAATGGGTAAGATTACACTCAGAATCAATTACAGGTAGACAAGGTTACGCTGCTGGTTACAAGAAAAACGTTGAAATTGAAATGTTAGACCCAACTGGAGTTGTTATTGAAAAATGGCAGTTACAAGGTACTATGTTAACTAACGTTGGATTTGGAGACTTATCTATGGATGATGATGGTATCGCTGATATCACCGCTACTTTAAGATTTGACAGGGCTATCTTAGTATTTTGATGGGTTGACTCTCAGTTAATTACAAGGTTTATAATAATATTCCTCTATCAAAGATATAATTTAAGCTTTACTTATGATATTTATTTAATATATTATGGGTAAAGCTTTTTAATTATGGAAAAATATATTTGTAAAATTTGTGATAAAGAATTCACATCATTAATTGGGTTAAGTAGACATAATTAACAGAAACATAATATATGTTCTGAGGAAACGTATATTGAATATAAATTATTTGGAGTTAAACCTATTTGTAAATGTGGCTGTGGTGAGATACCAACATTTTTATCTATTGTTAAAGGTTATCGAGAATATGTTTTAGGACATAGTTCTAGGATTAATAATAATTGGGGACACAACCCAGATGTACTTAAAAAATCCAATGAAACCCAAAAAAAAATGCATAAATCTGGTGAATTGAAAATTTGGAATAAAGGGTTGACTAAAGAATCGGATGAGCGTGTAAAATTATATGGTGAATCTATTTCAAATGATATTGAAAGAGGTAGTAAAATATCAAAAGCTTTAAGTAATATACCTAAAAGTGATGAACATAAGAAGAAATTATCTAAAATAGCTAAAGTAAGGTGGTCTGACCCAAAAGAAAGAGAAAAACAAAGATTTAATAGATTAAATTATTTCAAAAGTTCATTATCTAAAAAAAGGTCTAAATTAGAACAATTTTTCGAAGACATATTAACTAACATTGGTGTTGAATTTGAAGCTCCATATAATTTAAATGGGTTTTTATATGATTTTTATATTAGAAAATATAATACATTAATTGAAGTAGATGGTGATTGGTACCATTTTAATTCTAAAGTGTATAATTTACCATTATCACCCATACAAGAAAACACTATTAAAAATGATAAAAAGAAAAATAAACTAGCTAAAGAAAATAATATAAACCTCATTAGATTCTGGGAATACGATATTAAAAATAATTTAGAAAACATTATTATTAAACTAAATAAGTTGAAATAAATTTATATGAAATTAAAACCAATTACTTCTTACGGGAGGTAGTTGGTTATTTTATTGGTTTAAAGTTCTATCTAATACCCACACACTCCCAATAAAACCTAAAAACACAAAACCGTAGTTAACATCCATCTTAATATTTAAGTAAAGACCTACGAAGAATAAGATAACGAACAAGATAATGAATATTGGGGTGTATGTTTTTTTATTAACTTTATTAGGGTTTTCTTCGTAAAAAACACCATCTACATTCTTTGGTCTATTATATCTAACAACCTCTTCTTTCAATATTTCTAACGCTTCAGTTATATTATCATTAAAACAACTTATATCTTCTTCAGCATAAGCAAGAGCTTTAGTTAATCTTTTAAACTCTATTGATTGAGAATGTAAATCACAACCATCTATTTTCAAAACGAATACTAAATGATTAAAATCATGTTGTCTAGGGTTATAACCAATAATAGTAGATAAGTTTTTTTCATGTCCGATTGGACCACCAAATATGTAACGTTCGAAATATGGTTTATATAACTCAAATCTATTATTAGTAGCTACAACCACTTCATTAAACTCAGCTTCTAATTTATCAGCTAATTCTCTAACATTGAAACCCTTGTTTAATATAACACTATTTCTGATGGCTGTAATATAGTTAATATCTTTTTTACAAATATCACTCATTATATCATAAACTCTAATTAGATTATCCAGAGCGTATTCACATTCCATTTCAATTATTTTAAGTTCAGAAATTGAACTATCGATTTCGTAACCAGCTTTAGCACTTTTGGCACCAGCTTTAAATTTTGTTTGTATAAGTTGACAATAAGCCAAGTGTTGGTAAGAAATAGCTGAAAATTTATCTCCAGTATGTTCACTATAATCAACCGATTGTGTTAAATATTTTTCAGCTTTAGCTAAATCAACATGGTCAGCATCATAAAGATAAATAAGACCTATTTGGTGGGATACGATATAATCAGTATTATCAAGTGTATATGATTTTAAAAGATTCTCTAAAGCATCAATATATCTTTTATTGTTACTCAAGGCTTGTTTCAAAAACTTCATCGCTTGGGTGAAGAAATGAATACGTTCTTTCTCGAATTCTGGGATTCTAGCTACTTTGATTAACTCTTCTATATTAGTGTTAGAGATAATCTGTTGGTCGATTAAAGCCGTTAACCCGATATCCAATGTTGATGATAAATCACCTATAATATTATTAATACCATCTAAACCACCAGATAATGTAGCTTCTAAGTCTAAAGTAGCGTTATATTGTTTTACCGCATTCTGATTAGATTGTGAATTTTGTTTAAGAACAGCTTTATATTGTTCTTCGGAAGATTTAATTATAGCCTCACTACCAGCTAAAGTAGCCATAACATTTTGGTTAAGGCCCATAACATTTTTCTCATCACTATCAAGTGAGTGCCAGTTAGGTGCTGTTAAATCTGTCTTTGAAAACTGAAATGATGCTCCTTGGAATATTGGTGTGAAATGTGACATAATAATAGTTTTTATTTGTTAATACCTTACAAATATACAACAAATATTTCGAACTACCAAATTTATTTTACTTTTTATACTCTAAATAACTCAGGCATAGTAAAATATTCCCTTAATTCAATCTTTGGTTTTTCCTGTATAGGTTTTTTAATAACCTCTTTAACTACAATTACACCAGTAGCCATTAAACCACATAATGAAATCATAACAACAACAATTAACCCTAATACAGCGAAATATCTTTTTTAATATTATCTTTCATTTTATACTATTTTTTTAAATATTGATTCAATTATATCCTCATGGTTTAATTTATTAAAAGTAGTGTCAATTATTCCATCTTCAATAAATGAATGACTTAAATTACATTCCCAACTTCCAACACCAAACGGGTCAAAATTATCTAATAGTAATGTATAACTACCATTACTATTAACACTTAAACTATAAGTTTTATTATTAGAACTACGGTAGTTTAAATTATATTCATTAATATCATTAAAAACTATGGTATCATTAGTAATAGAACCAATTAATACCCAAGTAGTACCCTTTAAATCACTGAATGAACCTGAATTAGATTCTTCATAATCAACAACAGGTAAAACACCACCTTCTATATAACCATCTTCATCATAACAGGTTACAACATCACCATCTATAGGTTTTTTGATACCACCACGGTCCTTACAATATACTAAACCATCAAAACCAGTTAATGAAGTTATTGTACCATCCCCACACTCACATCCAATAATACCTGTTGTTGTTTCACAATATGGCTCTGATTCTTTCTCACAAGAAACTAATGTTATAAAAATAAGTGCTATTAAAAATAAGTTTTTCATAGTATTAATATTTAGTTAAAATTATTCATACAACAAAGATAGAAATAATATCCCATAATTCCAAATTATATCAAAAAAACTTTACTTTGGGTATTTATATGGTAGAATTAATAATATAATATAATCTAAAAAGTTTTACAATGAGATTTAATCAAAAACCTAATGTTATTCCAACAGCAGCAGAGATGGCAGCAGCTAATGTTCCTGAACAACAACCACAACAACCACAAGTTGACGTGACTCCGGCTGAAAGAGCCGCTGCTGAAGAAATGGTAAGGAGAACCGAAGAACAATTACAACTAAGAGATGAGGCTATAGCTAAACAAAAGCTATTATCCGAAGGTTTAGATGAAAAACAAAGAAACCCTATTGATACCCCACAGGAAAAGATACCAATAGCACCAGCTTTAGAACATAGAGCGGCTGTTGTACCACAATTAGCAGCACCTTTTGATTTAATTCCATTACCATCAGAGGGTTTAATATATCCTCATAAGAAATCTAGAATCCAAGTTGCATATCTTAACGCATCTGATGAAAATATTTTAACATCACCTCATTTATTAGAAAGTGGTGAGTTTTTAGATATTTTATTAGAAAGGAAAATAGTTGATGAACAAATAAATCCAAAAGATTTACATGTTGGTGATAGAAATGCTATTATGGTTTGGTTAAGAGCCACAGCTTATGGAACTGATTACCCAGTAGAGGTATTTAACCCTAATACAGGTGAAGTTATTGAAACAGTGGTTGATTTATCTACAATTAAAACAAAAAACCTAGGTGCTACACCAGATAAAGATGGTTTATTTGATTTTGAGTTTCCAGTAAGTGGTTCTAAATGTAAATTTAGATTATTAACTGTTGGTGATGTAGAAGAAATTGGAAAACAGCGAGAATATGAAATGGATGAACTTAAAAAACCATTTGCTGATTCATTAACATATACATTAGAAAAACAAATAGTAGAAATTGATGGAAATAGAGACCCAGAATACATTAGAGGTTTTATTTCAATATTACGTGTAGGTGACTCTCGTGCTTTCAGAAAATATCTTAATGAAATGGAAAGTGGGCTTGATATGAATATAGAAGTACAGGTTCCCGGAGGTGCGCCTTTTAAGACCTTTCTTCCAATTAACATCAACTTTTTTTGGCCTGAACTATAAGTATAAGGAACCCTTTTTAGAAGAAATTTTTGCATGTGTTAAACATATGAATCTTAGTTATTCTGAACTAATGAAAATACCTACATTTGAGCGTAGATTTTTTATACGTCATTATGTTGGTATTCTTGATGATGAAAAAGAGCGTATGGAAGAGGCACGTAATAATGCTGTATCAAATGGTAAGGGTACTAGAACTAGGAAAATCAGTGGAAAACAAAATGTTGGTGAATTTAGCGGTAAAATCTAATCTTACTGATATTTATAAATAAAATATTGTATGAAAAAACTAATTCTTACAGAAACACAATTAGAAAATCTTAAAGGATTTTTAAATGAGGAAGAGGGTGAATCTGATAACTCTAAGAAAATTAAAGAAACTTTAACCCAAATAAAAGGGGAATTCACTAGTAATTTAGCGGATAGCCAAGGAAATTATGTTTCATTTATTTTCGGTGATGCAGATAAAGAGGGTGAGTGGGATAATCAAAAAGTATCTGTAATAGTTTGTAAAATAAAAGATGTTGAAGCTGGAAGGGCTTTATTAGGTTTGGTTACCACATATGGAGCTAAAACTCAAATGGATGGTTATTCAAAATATTCTAATTTTATATTTTACGCTAATGGTACATCTGGTATGGTATTTAAAAACCAAAAAGCTAATGTATCCTTCTTACCAGTTAAAGATAGTTTAAATGATGACTCTAAAGGTGAAGTTTTTGTACCTAATTTTCTATCTTATTTAATTACACCTAAAGGTGAACAAACAAATGCAATTGAAATAATCCAAAAAGGTCAAGAAAAATGGAAAGCTGCAAATGAAAAATTCAATAAGGAAACACAATACAAACCGGGTTTCTTAGGGATGGATAATTTCTTTTTCTTTCCTAAAGGTTATATGGCTATGGATGATATCTTTAAGAAATTTGGAATCCAGATGAAAGGATTACCAGTATTAAAGATAAAAATCAAAAATACTGATGATATCAAAGGTGGTGGTGCTACTCTTAATAAAGGTGGTGAATATACAGCTGAAAAAGTTTTTGATGGTGGTAATTTAACACAACTAATTGTAACCCAACCTAAAGTTGATTTTATATTTTATACAAATAATCAAGTTATTGTTAATGGTGCTGATTTCAATATGAAAACTTTCTGGAAACCTAAAAAAGTTGGTGATGATGAAAAAGACAACCCATTAAAAAACCATGCTAAACCAATTGAAAATGATAATGGTATTGGTAAAGTTAGAATTATTAGTGGTGCTGATAGTAATAAAACTAAAACAGATTAATTATGGCTGACGAAGGTTTAAATAAAAAAGAGTTAAAAGCTATCAGAATAGAGCATGAGAAGATTCAAACCATTATTAAAGAAAGCACTGGTTCCATTAAAGAATATAACCAAGCTCAAGCTGATAATTTTAAATTAATCCAAGATATTAGGTGGGAAAAAAATCGAATTGCTAAATTAGATAAAGATTCCATAAAACTTGATGCGAAAATTAAAAAACTTACCACTGAAATAGCAAATGCTAATGGTGATTCAAAACATCAGTTAGAAGCAACTAAAGCTATAGCTGAAGATGAACTTAAAGTAAAACAACAACAACTCAAGACTAGTAAGGCTATGTTGCCTCAATACCAAAAGCAACAAAAAATACTTCAAGAAACACTTTATACTTGGAAAGCTATTGGTGGTACTATTTTAAATAGTGTTGGAAAAGGATTGAAAGACAGTTGGTCAACATTAATGGGAATGGATAAGGAAGTTAGAAAGACTCAACTTTCTATGGGTGTCCTATCTGACCAAAGCACCGCATTTTCAATGAATATCTATAAAGCATCAGTTCAAACCCAAGCTATGGGTGTTGATGCTGGTAAATTAGCTCTTATTCAAAGAGATTATAGTGAAAGTCTTGGAAGAACTGTAATGTTATCGAAACAAGGTCTAGCTGCTATTGCTCAAATGGGTGTTGGTACTACATTAGGTGCTGATGGTGCTGCTAATTTAGCTGCTAACATGGATAACTTCGGTATTAATGCTGAAAACGCTAGAGATATTGTTCAAGAAACTGTTAATTCAGCACATAAAATGGGTCTTAACGCTAGTGTTGTTACTAAAACTTTAGTTAATAATATGAAATTAGCTAATAAATATCATTTTAAAGGTGGTGTAACAGGTGTATCTGATATGGCTAAACAAGCAGTCAAATTTAAAATGTCAATGGAAAGTGTTGCCGGTTTTGCTGAAAAACTATTCACACCAGAAGGTGCTATTGATGCAGCTGCTCAACTACAAGTATTAGGTGGTGAGTGGGCTAAAATGGCTGACCCATTCCAATTAATGTTCCAAGCTAGACATGATATAGCTGGTCTTCAAGAATCACTTATTAAAGCGACAGCTGGTGCAGCTTCTTTTAATAAAGAAACTGGACACTTTGATATAGCTGGAATGGAACTTCATAGATTAAGAGAAATAGCTAAAGTTACTGGACAAGATGTTGGTATGTTAGCTGAATCAGCAAAAGAATTCGCTAAAGTTAAAAAAATTGAAACACAAATAGGTGCTAATATAGACCCAGATTACTATGATTTTATAACATCAGTTGGTCAATTTGATAAAGATGGTAATGTTCAGTTAAATCTTTATGATAAAGGTAATACAATTACTAAACTAAGTCAATTAGAGAATACAATGTTGAAAAGGATTACTGAAGAAAAAGCAACTTTAGAAACAAGGGCTAAAGATGCTTTAGCATTGGATGAATTATGGGGAAACCTTAAGAATACGTTTAAAGCTACTTTATTCCCATTCTTAAATGGTGTAATGATAGCGTTACGTGACCCATTAAATAAATTTATTGATTACATGCAAAAATCTGAGTTTGTTGATAAACTTGCTGGTATTGGTGAGGAAATAGGGTCTTATATCACAAATAACCCATTAATTTCAATAGGAGCAGCTTTAACAGGTATGGGATTATTTAAAGCTACTCAATGGACAATGAATGGATATTATTTAGCACATGGTTTTAATAAATTTGCTAGTACAAATACTTCAGCAATGGGTGGCTCAAAAATGAGTGGTTCACAAATGGGTGGAACTATGAGTGGAGTAGCACAAAAAGCTGGAAAAGGTGGTTTTGGTAACATGT